CGCGGATACACTATACTAGAAGAGGTAAAACTTCCGGGAACAGTAAAACCTGCAAAAAAATCTGTTTTATACCTTGACTTTCTCATTCCAAATGTTAGAATAGGGGTTGAGGTTCAGGGGCAACAGCATTTTAAGTACACTCCATTCTTCCATAAGAGTAAGGCCGGATTCCTTAGAGCGAAAGCTAGAGACAGGGATAAAGCTGAATGGTGTGAAATAAACGATATTGAACTAATAGCTTTGAGATATGACAGCTCAGAAGAATACTGGAGAGAACAACTTGAACGCCTCTGATAGATTAAAGGATTTCTTAGATAGAATAGAAACTTACATATCCTGTAAGAATTTAGCACCTACAAAGTTTTCCGAGGAATTTGCTTTAGCAGAAACATTATCCCTTGAACAAATGGACAGGCTAACCAGAGATGACTGCTTTAATTTTGCTTACATGTTGTATCAGTATGCTGACCACGTAGCGTCAGAGAAGGCTACTCAGGAAACGGTAGTGAACTGGTGCGAGGGCAGCCTCAATATTATAATCTCAAGTGAGATACAAGACATGGCTGGAGAATATTTAAAACACGACATTAAGGTTGCTAATATATTAAGAAGTCATGATTTAGCAAGGAAGATTAAAGATTGGCAGGATGTCGCAAAAGCCAGACTTGCAAAAATAGTAAGTCGGGAATATAACGTGAGAAGAAAAGCAGATATACTAATCGAAAAAGGTAGAAGAAAATGAGTGATGACATAGTAAAAGCACTTTTAGACTCCCTTACCCCAGATCAGAAACAGGATCTCATAAAAGGAATACTGAACAGCAACGTCAAGGGGGGCGAAACTCCAGAGGTTGAAGACAGCGAGGAAACGGTTTCCTCCAATCCTCACTCAACTGTTAATGAGGATTTTTCTGTAACTAGAGAAAATAAAAAAGGTGCTAAAAAAGTGGTTAAATTTCAAAAGAATGAATGGGTGGACGACGGAGAGATGCGGGACGAGGACGTTAATTATGACAAACTTGAAAAAACCAGAACTCCAAGGAGAAGAAGTCAACCCAGCAAGAAGCAAGTTGAGTGTCACGTTTGCGGCAAATCTTTTGCCATAAATGAAAATATGGTTCACGGTGAATATATTAGATGTAATCGTTGTATAGGAAGATAGATAATATGGATTCAAACCTTTCGGATGTAGGTTCGGAACGTGCGGTACTAGCGGGGTTGTTCGCATACGGCCTAGAGTCATACGTAGAAATTTCAGATTTCTTGACTCACGATAGTTTCTCACACAGGAACAATCAAGTAATCTATAAATGCGTAGAGAAAATTCTACAGAGCGAAGCACATATAGACTTGCCAGCGATTTTGTCTGCTTCAGAACAGCTTAATCTTTCTGAAGTAGTTCAAACGAGCCAAGAGCTTGAGTATATTCGTGATTTGATGGAATACCCTGTCAAGCAGGAAAACGTACCTCACTTCGCAGCTCAGATAAAGAAATTTGAATTGGCTAGAAAAGCTAAACGCATAGCCAATAAAATCAGTAAAGACATTGGGGATATCAATGGTGACGAGACAATTGATGAGATTGTTAGCCTCATAGAGTCTCCCATAACCGAATTTCTTAGAGACGATGACCTTGGCCAAAAACCCGAAAAATTAGGCGACGACATTGATGAGTATTTAGAGTTTCTAATTGAAAATAAATGCGACCAAATAGGATTGTCAAGTGGGTTTCCGAGGTTTGATGCGGTAGTTGGAGGAGGCCTTCGTCGCAAGTGCGTCGACCTTGTATCCGCTCGTCCCGGTGTTGGTAAATCTGTTTTTGGAGACAATGTTGCTTTGTATAATGCTAGAAAAGGTATTCCAGTTCTCATGCTTGACACAGAGATGAGCAAAGAGGATCACCTCAATAGAATTATATCTAATATCAGCGGTGTTCCTATCACAGAGGTTGCAACGGGTCAATTCGCTGAAGATGATGAAAAGGCTATTAGGGTTCAACAGGCTGTAGATGAGATTAGAGATATACCATACACATACGTAAGCGTTGCTGGTGCTCCTTTTGAAGCAATCATGAATACCATCAAACGTTGGATCATCCAAGATGTTGGTCAAGATGAGAATAATAACACGAACGACTGCTTGGTTGTTTATGACTATCTTAAACTAATGTCGTCCAGCTCTATAAATAATAACCTCCAAGAGTATCAAGCACTTGGATTTCAAATTACCAACCTTCACAATCTGGCGGTTAAGCTTGATTTTCCATGCCTCTCTTTTGTGCAACTCAACAGAGATGGCATCACCAAGGAATCCACAGACGCAGTGAGTGGATCTGACAGGCTTATTTGGCTGTGCACGTCATTCTCCATATTTAAATTGAAGTCGGCTGAGGAGCTGGCTGAGGACGGGCCAAGCTCCGGAAATAGGAAGCTGGTCACTTTAAAGGCTAGACATGGTGCAGGACTGCTTGATGGAAACTACATCAACATGAACATGGTCGGTAGCCACGCTCAACTAGGAGAGCTTAGGACTAGAGATGAAATTCGTTCTTCACCAGAAGACGGCATTATTGAAGGAGCACAACTTCCATTTGAGGTAAGTGAAAATGAATAACGCAGAGAAAAAACTGAAGATGAACAAAATAGAAAAGGTGGAGAAATTACAATGTCGTTAACAGCAAAAATAGTAACATTTTCAATTATAGCACTAGGTATGTATGACCTGTTAGCAGTGTCTGTCGGAGGCGTCCCCCTTAGTATTAGTCGGTTCATGCAGGACTCGGCACTGGAGGCACCTTTCATAGCCTTTGCGGTAGGGTTTACGTGTGGGCATATATTTGGCTATATGCCGCCCAAGAAAAAGGAATAATAATGCTAACAGTTAAGACGTTAGATTTAAATAAAGTAAAGAAACTTATATTTGACGATATTGATAAACTTCTTAACAGTTTAGAGTTGGAGTATGACCAAGTAGCGGATAATATATTTATGAGGTGTCCCATACATGAGGCTAGCGACAATCCTCAAGGTCTATCTATATCTCTGTCGCGTCAAGCGTGGCGATGTTGGACTAGAGGTTGTCATGAAGACTCAAGTACAGATATCTTTGGCTTTATAATGGGATGTCTGGAAACAGATAATTTCTCCGAAGTTTTAAAATATGTTTGCAACCTTTACAAAATTGAGGGTGCTCAGTACAACAAAAGTCTTGAACAAAAAAAAGAAGGAGAGAGTAAAGAGTTTAGTAATTTGGTTAGCACTTTTAAGAAAAAAGAAAAACCCAGAACAACTCCACAAGAAATTTTTACAGGAGCCTTCCCCAAAAAAATGCTAGACGGCTCACCGTATTTTGAGAGCAGAGGGTTCAAAAGGGAGACCTTGAATCATTTTGACATCAAAGATAGCGATTCGTTTATTATGAGACATAGATCTATAATACCTGTTTCATTCCGAGAAAAGACAGTAGGATTTATAGCTAGAGCCACCAAGAGATGGATAGAGCCGAAGTATCTTTTTTCCGAAGGTTTTAAGAAGACAGACTATTTATACAATTATGATAACGCAATACTCCAAGCACAGAAAGTTGGATGTATGTTCCTCGTTGAGGGGCAAGGAGACGTTTGGAAGCTTTATGAAGCAGGTGTATACAATGCTATGGGTCTTTTTGGTAAAGACGTATCAATAAAACAAAAATCTCTTTTATTGAAGAGTGGAGTTACTAAGCTTGTAATACTAACAGATAACGACCAAGCAGGTAGAGAGTCTAAGATAAAGATCAAAAGGGATATGTCAAGATCATTCAAGTTGATTTTTCCCCCAATGAAAACGAAAGATTTAGGAAACATGTTCGTAGAAAAAATTAAAGATAGTATATTAAATAATCTACAAGGATACTTTTAATGAAGATAATAGGAATCTCTGGAAGAAAACAGGCTGGTAAAAACACTGTCGCAAATATACTTCACGGAATAGCGTTGAAGAATAACAGTCTCATTAAAGATTGGAATGTTGGACCTGATGGAGAATTAATGATCCTCACCGAAGACGATCAAGGTCAGGAGGGGTGGGGTGAATTTGACATAACCCGAAAAGATGAACAGTTCACTCAATATGCAGAACATAGCATGTGGCCATACGTGAAGCTTTACAGCTTTGCAGACAGGCTTAAGTGGATATGTACTGAACTTTTTGATATCCCACAAGAGTGTGCATGGGGAACTGAAGAACAAAAGAACCAGACTCAAGAACATTTACTCTGGGAGAATCTTCCTATTCAGAAAGAGGTCAGTTTAAACACGGGTAGGCCACGCCAAGGGGTGATGACCTCCCGTGAGTTTATGCAGTTCCTTGGTACAAACGTGATGCGTAAAATATATGACTCTGTTTGGGTGAATAGCACAATCAAAAAAATAACACGAGAACAGTCTGAGTTAGCCGTTATTGCTGATGTAAGATTTCCAAACGAAGCAAAGGCTATCGAAAACGCTGGAGGAGTGGTAGTTAGACTTACTAGAAAAGTTTCTGATGATAATCATGATAGCGAAGTAGCACTAGATGGATACCCCTTTAAACACTTTATAGACAACAAAGACGGCAGTCTCGATTCTATGGCGGTGAAGGTTAGTAAGTTTTTTCGTTACATACAGGAGAATTAATGTTAGTTACATATCTCAGAAGCTCTAGTTATAATAATTATGACTTTTGCCAAATGCAATATTTTATGACCTACGTTCTTGGACATCAGTCTGATAGCGGAAAGAAGGCAGAACAGGGTACTATGGCACACAAGGCTATGGAGATTCTGGCTGGACTCAAGAAGTTCCAGCAAGATAACCCGAAGAGAAAATATCTCGTAGTAGAGGACGACGCTGCTGGTAAAATAAGAATCCACAAAGACAGGTTGCATACAGAAGACTTTGTAGATGAGTTATGCGAGCTTAGTATTGATTGTTATGCTAAAAATTCCAAGCACAAGTTTCAGCCAGCGGAAAGAAAGGCAGTAACTGCGTGTGTTTCGACCTTTTTAACCCATAGTGATGGCCAATTTGACCCCAGACTCAGAGATATCTATCACCCAGAACCCCACTTTGACATTCCAATTGAAGAAGACTGGGCTAAGTTTGAGTACGAATTAAACGGAGAGAAAGTAGAAGGGCAATTAGCGGTCAAGGGAACAATTGACCTTGTTACTAAAATCTCTGACGATACCATAGAGGTTATTGACTGGAAGAGTGGTCGCCGTATGGATTGGGCAACGGGTGTAGAAAAAGATTACAAAAAATTAGAGAATGACCCCCAACTACTACTCTATTTCTATGCGATCTCTAAGCTATATCCAGACTTTCCTAATAGAATTATGAGTATATTTTTCTATAAGAACATGGAAGGAGATGTAGATCCAAAGCCTTTTAGCCTGTGTTTTGGCCCAGAAGATGAAGTCAGATTCTTGGAGATGTTAAAAAAGAGATTTGAGGAGATTAAACAAAATGACAAGCCCCAGCTACTAGATCGAACGAGAAAACACTGGAAATGCAAGTATCTGTGTCATTTTGCAAAGAATAATTGGCCGGGAACAGAGAAGAAAATGTGTATACATATAGAGGAGCACCTTAATGAGCACGGTATGGAAAAAACTGTGGAAGATTGCACTAGAGAAGGATTCAATATAGGATACTACGAAGCACCGGGTTAACAAACATAAGGAGTATGAGATGTTAGACTTTTTCTACAATAGGCGAGATTTCCTAAGAGTTGGTGGTATTAGTGCTGGTTTAAGCTCTGTGGGCCTATCAGACTACGCCTTTTCTCAAGACGGAGCCGTTGCGTACAAAGATAAAACAGTAGTGTGGTTATGGCTTGGTGGTGGCCCTTCTCAATTTGAAACGTTTCATGCCCCTATGGACGATGCCCCTACGGAGTGGCAGCCAGTTAATGGTAGGATATATGATTCAAAGACCAACATAGCACTAGGTGGAGACTGGACTAATCTAGCGAAACACACCTCCAAGTTGAATGTGGTCAACTCTTTTAATCATAAGGACTCCTCTCACAGACAGGGGACTCATTTTATGATGACCGGACATTACAATAAAGAGAGATCTACTACCTCTATGTCGATGTATCCGTCTTTTGGATCTATTGTATCTGCATGTTATGGCCCTAACCATCCAGAGAATGGTGTTCCCACCTATGTTAAGCAGGGTAAGATAGAAGCAGATGAGGGCTCATGGTTAGGAGGAGCTTTCAAGCCCTTTGATCCATCAAACAAAGAAAATCTTACTCCTCAAATCCAACTCGATAGGTTTGCCCAAAGAAGAGACCTGTTGAATAACATAGACATTAAAGGAGTCTCAGGCAAAGGTGCCGAGTCTGTTGAGTTTTATGAAGGCCAAGCCTATGATGTAATCCTAGGTTCAGCTAAAGATGCTTTTAATCTAGATAAAGAAGATGAAAAGACTAGAGAAGCATACGGAAAGAATTCTATTGGAGACCAGCTCTTATTAGCAAGAAGGCTTGCAGAACATGGGACTCGCTTTGTGACACTCCATTATGGAGGATGGGATCATCATAGCAATGTGGGCACAGCAATGAAAGCCAAAGTTCCCCCTGTAGATAAGGCAATAGCTTCCTTTCTTCAGGATGTTGAAGAGAGAGGGATGGGTGAGAAGATACTTCTTGTTGTCACTGGTGAGTTTGGAAGAACAAAACTAAATGGAACAGTAGGTCGTGACCACTGGCCTTCAATGACTCCTATGTTAATGGCTGGTGGAGAATACCAATCAGGTAGAACAATTGGAGAGGCTGATCGTTCGTACAGTCCTATTAGTGAACCCTACGGCCCACTTGATCTTCAAGCAACCCTGTTTGATCACTTTGGAATAAGCACAGAAACCATGAGAACAGATAATGGTGGACGACCTAGATATTTATTAGAGGGTGAAGCAAAGTCAATACTATGAGACAATTAATAAAATCAATAGCTCCCTGTTCATGCCCAATCTTTTTGGTTGCCGTTGCTATTGGGATGAATATTATAGCTTATAGTGTAAGTGAGCTAAAAAAAGAAATACGAGAGGTATATACTCTTCATATCCACCAAGCACGCCAGATAGATATACTTCTGAACATTAGACTTAGAGAAAGCAGGGAACAGGAACAGGTATGGCTTCAGAAAACTAGGGAAAAATACAAGGACTAAGTTCATTTATCAGTTTATCAACAGACTTTAAAGGCGAGGCAAAATCAATACTATGACAATTAATCTAACAGAAGCGGCAGCAGAAGAAGTTAAAAACTCTAAGGAAGAAGGTCACTACTTGAGGGTTGCCGTACAGGGTGGAGGTTGCTCTGGGTTTGAGTACAAGCTTACATTTGACTTAGAGTACGACGAAGGAAAGGATACGCTATCTAATCAGCATGGAGTGGATATTATTGTAGACAGAAAAAGCGATCTATATTTAGATGGGACTGTCTTAGACTATTATTCTGATATTTCTAAACGTGGTTTTACATTTGAGAATCCAAACGCAGTTAAATCTTGCGGTTGTGGAAGCAGTTTTCAGGCATAACTTATAGGAGAAAGCATGAGTTACATAAAAGACGCAGACGAATTCTTACAGAAGAAAAATAACGCCGACGAGAAGGCCGGATATCCACCCAACTGCAATGAAGGGTATGTAGAAAAAGATGGAAAATGCGTCCCCGAAGAGAAGGATGTTGCATCCTTTAAGTACAAAGACCCTAGAACTGGCGAGATTTATGAATATCAATTTAAAGGTATCTACAGAAAGAACGGTAGAACTTTAATTCCAGCGAGCGAGAAATGAAAAGTGTTGCAAAGAGGTTGTGTGCAATTGCCTTGGCCGTCGCATCAATAGCCTTGGTTTCGTCAGGGAAACCTGAAGTGCTTGTAATGTATGATTTTTGTGACCACCTTGAGATCAATCACGTTTATAAAGCAAACGCAGAAACAGGAGAAACTAAGTTAAGCATTGTTCAGTATGTTTGGTGGGAATGGAGAGATCATATCCTTGTTCCAGTACTAGACTTTCACACGAAACAAAAGACAGGACTTAGTAAAAGAGGTTCGGGATTTGCTGTAAGGGAATATGTAGTTGTTGAAAACAATTACCTCGCACAGCCAAAAATCATTCACACCTCTCTTTCAAGAACTAAGGATGGATGGTTATGCGTGTACCAAGACTTCGTCAGTGGTAAGATGAGACATGTATCATTTAAATGGATAATTACTACTCACACCCTTTATGACTCAGAACTAAACAATAGAGATGTAGTAGCATTAGAACACAGGAATAAATTTATAAAAAGGTAAGACAATGAGCTGGAAAAAAACACAAAATCGCCGTTCGTTTATACAGGCTGGATTC